ACCTGAACACTCTCCCCAACCGAGCGACCTTCAGACGTTCGAATGCGAGCCCGAATTCCAACGGTCCCCGGTGCGTTCACAATCGCGAGCCTAAAGTAGATCGCTTGCAGATCAATCGGACGCTTCGGAATAATCACCGCTTCTGGGTTCGATGCTCCGATATAAGGGTGCGCGATCACTTTACTCATAAAGCCTCAATCAGCGTGAGCTCAGTGTCGTGCAAGTTCGAAATCACGTGTTTCACTCTGAAATTCCCTTGCAAGTGTCCATAAACAGATACGCGGTCCGTATCAAAGATAGACCCGTCCTTGTCGACAATGACTACAATCGGTTCACTCGTTCCAACCGAATTATAAATATCTTCAAGTGTCGTGAGTTGAGTGTAGTCAAGTGTGCTTAACTGGAATGAGAATTCCCTCACGTTTGGAAGGGTCTGATAATAGCGCTGTCCATAAGGTGTTGTTCTTGCGCCGGATAAGTCTTGTGTAATCTCCTCAAAACCAATGTCAGGCCCGCGTGAAAGGTCAGTTGAGAGCCCGATACAGACCTTTCCAAGCTCAACATAAAGATTCGCATTTTCTGGATCTACAATCTCAATTGCCCAGTAGCGGTATGTTTCAACCGCCGAAAGGACCGTGATCGAATTTGGAAAAACGGTTGATTTCGTGATTGTCTGTTCAAATGCGGGAGAGTCCCAACCGCCCGCAGTTGGGTTTGCCTTGATCTTTACAACTGCTGAATCTGAGAACTTATCCCAGTTGTACGGCCAGAATAGCGCAATCGTATCAACGTCATCGTCCGGTGTTCCAAGATCCACAATGAGGCGCTCGGACGTGTGAAGCGCGATATTTGAACCCGTGTAAACCGTATCACCCGTGTAATCAGCGCTTGTGTCAAATCCCAAAAGGTCCAAGAGAGAGGAGGCGACTGAAGGGCCTGTGTTCGTCAAAAGATTCAAAAATGTGTAGTCAGTCTCAATCGTCCAGAGTCCCGTCGAAGTTGAGAAGCTTGCCGTGTAGCTTGCGGCGACACCACTTACAGCATCCATTTGAAGCGCAATCTCTGTTTCAAGTTGCGCGACCGTGTAGTTTCCAACCGGAATCACTGCGGTTAAAGTCGGACCTATCCCAGCCTCCCTAAAGTCAATATTCTGATTCGAGGTCGTGATCTCAAAATAGCCCGCCGATCTCCACGTGAACGGGACTTGCCGTTTCTTTACGTTTGACGGTTCAAATCCAGTCTGAAAGCTTGTCGCCGTAATACTCGTTTGGCTTTCCATAGAGAGGATGCGGTCTAGAATCTTGAAGCAGCTCATACTTGTAGAAGTCTCCCTTGCCGAATTTCCCTATTGATTGTGTTTACAATCGTCTCGCCACCAACGTTTACAGTGACAGCGAGCTCTAAACTCTGAAGTCTCGCGTTGATCGACTCAAGTAGACCCGCATTCTGAGAGTTTGATGCGATGAATTCCTTCAAGTCCTCGTTTTGAGGCCCTGATACAACGCGCTCGCCCGAGGTTAGGCGTGCTGCGAATGAGTCATTCGGGAATCCCGCCGGAACTTCAGTCAAACCTGTCTGGAATCCGGGAGGTTGCTGCCTTTGAATCTTAATGACGTTCGCTGCGGTCGCAGCCCCAACACCCGCCGCCGCAATAAAGTTGAATGGAGGTGGGGCCGAGGCAAGTGCCCTTTGAACCGCGAGGAACCCTTGGATAATGGCTTCCGCTATCGAGAAGGCTTTCGTGGCTTTAAACGTCTTTCGTCCGCCTAACGCTACCGCCTGTCCGATCCCGCCTAAAAAGGTTTGAGTCGCTTGCAACCGTTGATCGTTTAATCTCCGCTCTGCCGCCGCAAGTTTAGCCTGAATCTCAATCCGCTTCTGTACTGATAGGTCTTCCGACTGTTCAAGAATTGCGAGCCGTTCGTTGTTTCGCGTAATCTCTTCTAAGACGTATGCATCATTGATCTGTAGAAGAGCGTCGTTCCGAGCGAGGAGCTGCCCGATCTCATCAGTGATCGCTTTTTCACGGACTTCTTTTTCTTTGTTGAGCCGGTCCGCCTCTAAAAGCGCTTGTCCGAGATTGTACTCTTCCTGTGTAATCAGCCGTTTCGCATATGAATCGACTAAGAGTTGCTCTTGTTGAGTGAGAACTCGCTCCGTAATCGTGGTGGTCTCAACCCCCAACTGCTGAAGGAGCGTTATGGCTTGTGTCTGAAGCTTTTTCTGCTCTTCAGTGAGTCCTGCGGTCCCGGCCTTCGCTTCGTTGGCGGCGGCGTTCAATGCTAAGAGTGATTCCGCTTGTTTGTCTGTCGCGTCCGCACTCTGTTCGATTGCGCCACGAACTTCAGCGGCGAAGCCTAAGATGTTGGAAGCGGTCTCCCCCGGATCAAAAGCTTTTTTAAAATCTTCATCTGCTAAGCGTATCGCCTCGCGTGTCGCTTCAAGTTCGCTTTCAGTCGTCTGTCCAATAACCGCAAGCAAGTTTTGAACGCCTAAGGTGGCTCTGAGCGAAAGGTTTACAACACCTGTAAAGAGGCTATCAAACGCTGCGCGGGTTGAGTCGATCGCTACAACGGTCGCAGCGAAAGCATCGATGATTACAAGTAGCACGTCTTTGATAAACCGTTGCGCCACGTCCTGATTCGCGCCAAATGAGGTTTGCAGGTTCTTAAATATGCCGTTGAAGGCGTTTACAGCCGCAATGACGGCGGGAGAGCTTGTAATGAATCCGCCTAACACTTCGGTAAGATCGCCAAACGTGTTGCTTGCTTGCGTGATCGCACCCGAGAATGTCCGTGTCGCGGCCTCTGCCGCACCACCAAACCGCTGCGAGATAAGCTCAATTGCGGCTCCACTTTGAAGCGCCTCTTTCGACAAGCCCCGAAGCGCAGGAACACTTTCCCCAAGCTCTCCGGTCAATCCTCCAAGCGTCTTTCCTAAGTTCTTAACCGCTCCATCAAGCGAGATCCCCGTCGCTTGGGACAAGTTAAGCGCAGCGCTCACAAGCTCTTTCGCCTGTTCGTTTGATACGCCGAAAGATTTGGCTAACGCCAACTGTTCAAGAATAACCTCGTCCCCTACAACGGACGCTTCCTGTAGAGCTGAAGCGTATTCTTGAAGGCTTTGTGATGCATCGTCCGAGAAGTCCCCGGCCAAAGCTAACGCGGTATTGAGCTTATTGATTGCATCCTGCTGACGCTGCGCGGCCTCAATTCCGTCCTCAAAGACTCCGACCAAAGCGCCCGCAGCTTTTCCGAGTGCCGAAAATGCAGCGCCCGCAGCGTTCGCAGCTAAGTTCCCGACAAAGGAGTTAAAGATCTGATTCGCTCGACTAAAGCCGCTTTCGATGTCTTTTGAGGTCTTGTCAGCCGTGCGTGTGAGTTTTTCGAGGTTTCGTTGCGCCTCAGCGACATTCGCCTCAATATCAATACGAACTTCAGCCACGTTTTACTCTCCCCTGAGCCCTAACCCTAGTCTGTTTTTTCGCGGTCTCTTCCCGTAGTTTAGCCTGTTTGAAAGATCTTATCACGGAAAAGGCCTCCATGATCTTCGCGGGTTGATCCATGTACCCACCATCAAACGGAAGGATGCCTTTATCCATTAAACTTTCAGCGTGTATTAATTCACGTGCGCCCATGTTGTGATGCATCCTTGGGCAGGTTCGGTACTTAAACGCCTCGTCTTGAAACACGATGTGTGGAACAACGGTCGCGCACCCTTTCTGCCATAGCGCCTTCTTTTCCTGTTCGACTCCACGCGACCGAGACCGGATGGACATCAAGCACGCTCTACAGTTGAAACGCTCGTCGTACTCAGACACAAGGGTCGATCGAATGAGCATCGTCTCACGCTCGGATAAGAACGAGATCGATTCAATAGCTTGGACCAGTGGGTATAAAAGTGGATTCGGCTCTAGTCCGTTTTTTTTTGTGAAAGCTTCTCAGCGGAGAGAACCGGTTGAACCTCAACGCCGTCTTGAGCTTCAATGCGAAGGTTGAGCGAGAAGTTTGCAATCGTCCCCATCGCTTTTCCGACTTGCGCAAGCTGAGTCAACTCCTCAACGCAGTCTTCAGTCAAGAGACCGCTATCGTCAAAGGAAAGCTTGTACGGCTCGCCATGCATATCCTCAAGACCCTCAATCGCTTTTAGGCAGTGCTTAATCAAGGTCTTGATGTATTTGACCGTATCAAACTTAGACTCGCCACCCTTCTCCTCAATTGCCTGTAGCAATTCCGCTTTGGCACCCGAAGAGAGAGGGGCCACGTAAAACGTGACCCCATCAACGATTACAGGTAATCTGTCAGTAATCCGAACAATTTTAATCATACAAATCCAACGTAAATTTCCTCGATCTCACCGGACTCGCCACGTGTAGCTTGTCCTTCAATGTTCTCGATCAAGACGCCCTCGTTATCCCCCACCGTCTTCGCGGTTGTCAAACAGTTCGGGAGATAGATTCCAACGCAAGAGCCTAACTCAATCTCGCCAGCCGTTGAGCCTGGGTTGTATGCGTAAAGGAAGAGAGAATACGCTTCGTTTTGGTCAAATTTCGTGAACTGATCAACTGAAGTGTCATCCTTGTATGGGTCGATCGTGAAGTTGATCGTGCGCTCGGTGAATCGTGAACTCTCCCGTCCCGATGGGTTACAAGTTGAAGTGATGAATCCAAGCGTGTTTGCCACCGTCAAAGAGACGCTATTGACCTTGATTCTGGTGCCATTCTGATAAACACACGCTCCCAAGATAAGCGGAGGGAGTGCTGAGTCGAAATCAGGTGTATGCGGTGCCGCCCCATCAATCTCGTCAAACGACAAGCCTTCGAATGCGAAGTTCAAAGAGGCAAGCTGCCCAGTTGTGAAGTTCTCAAGAGCCATTGTAGACACCCGAGCACCGACTGCGGTCTCTCGAATTTCGTTACCCCAGTAGTATGAAAGCGAAAGGCTTGGATGCCCGTCGTTCGCTGGGTAGTAAACACTTGTCTTTGAAATCACGACGTTGTCAGCGGGAGCCGAGTCACGGGCCGGAAGGATTGTGATTGATTCAGTGCCGACACCCGTGTCGACCGCTGTTACTGCATGCACCGTGTGATCACCAGCGTCTAGGACGACGATGATATCGCCGACCGCAAACTTAAGTACCGTGATCGCATCAAGATTAATTTGAGTTGTCGTGTGACCCGTGTCTGAAGTCGTTTGAGTCGCAATCTGCCTGTAGCTCCCTAAGCACGCTCGAAGCAAAGGATCGAAGTCCGTTGGCTCGCCTTCTACAC